GTTGTAGTCCTTGTTGCTCTTGGACAGCTCACCAGCGGTCTCCCAGTTCTTAATCTGGGGGGTGTGTTCCTTGATGTAAGACAGCACAGACTCACCAGTACCGTCAATGCGGCGCAGGTTCAGAGCAGTGTACAGGTCATTCGGCATAACCCAGCTATCCGGGTGCTCAACGCTCTGGGTCAGAGTGTCGATATAGTTCAGGATGCCGGCAATGTCGGCGGCGATCTCATCGGCAGTCTTGCTTGCCCAGTCAGCCTTACCACCAGCGCCGTTCTGCAGTGTGTAGACGGGGATATTGTTATCCGAAGAAAGGATACCGACGATTTTTGCCTTCTCGTCGCCGTTCCAGATCAGGTGGTTCACCTTGACATCATAGACCCGGCGGGCGGCTTCGGCGCGGACAGCATCCAGAGACTTCATAATGCCCAGAACGGCGTTCCGGCGGCATGCGCGCAGCTCCTGCACGTTGTAACCGTAGCTATCACCGATGTTGACAATTTCGGCACGATGGGGAGTGCCTTTCACATCAACACGGGGCAGGTCCGAAGCGTAGTTCGCGATGATGGCAGCGAAGCCGACAGGCTCATAGGAGTAGTACTCGATGTAGCTTGCACCCTCATCCGTATCGCTTGTCTGGGGGAACAGCTTCAGGCCGGACAGCTCCGGGAACTCCTTGTCGTATGCCTTGGTCTTGATGTGCGCCAGCTGCTTGGCAAAGAAGATACCTGCATTGTCCGCACCATCGTGACGAAGCGAAGCGCCAGGGAACGGGTTCCGATAGGCGCGGTTAATCAGCGAGGCGCACTTCGTCTCCAGAGCGACGCGGTCCTCCTCGCTGTAACCGTTTGCGGGGTCGAAAGGATTGAATTTAGACATAGGTTCCTACCTCCTTAAAGCTGAGTCACGAACTGGGCAGGGGCGATGCCGTTCACGGCCGCGCCGATGAAGCGCGCCTTCACTGCCAGATTGGTTCCCTTGGTCGGGGTAAACTTTCCGGCGTCTGTGCCAGTGGTCACAAGGTACACGGGCTGGCCATAAGCAGGCTCCACCGAATCGACCAGCTGCACCCACAGCTTGCCGGACTGACAGACATCGACGATCTGGTTCTTCCGCAGGAGTACGGCACCATCATCGTCCATCTCGACATTGGCGCTGTACATCACAACGCCCTCGAACTTGTCAGCAGTTGCGTCCGTTGCAGGAAGCGCAATGTCCTTTCCCGGCTCTGCGCCCTGCACGACACCGTATCCGAAGCACATCGCCTTATCCTCTGCGCTGTTGCGGCGGGTCACAGCTTCATACTCGGCCCGGTCATAGAGGCCACCGGGCATGCCGCGGCTCGGCTCACCGTAATTCATCTGTACAGCCATATTGCTCATAGCTTAGTCCTCCTTTTCGCCAGCGTGACGCTGGATCATGCGGGTACGAGCGGCGTCGGGGTCATTTTTGGCGTTCGTATTGCGGGTCGCCGCATTTGCGGAATCCGCATTGAACACCTGCCGACGCTGATCGTTCACGGTCTTGCGGCCATTGACCTTGCCCTTGGCAATGTCAAAAGCCGCGTTGATGTATGCGTTGCCTCTCCCGTCCAGACGCATACCGGGCAGAACAGTTCTGATGACCTTTTTCTTTGCCTGCATCACAGGCAGGGTGTCCATGCCATCCAGATGCAGCTTGTCGCCCAGACGGCACAGCTCCATGCGCTGGCCGACCTTCTTCTTGACGATGGCGTCGAGACTGTCATGGTTCAGCTGGCCGCTGTCATTGTCAGAGGCGTCGTCCTCATCTTCTGTGGGCGGCTGTTTGACATCGTCTTCAGCGGCATCCGCACGGGCTTTTTCGGCCTCCAGCATGGACAGCAGGGTGTTGATGTCGGACTTTGCGGGACCATCCTCCATTGCATCCCGGCGGGCCGTAATGTCCGCCAGAACGTCGGGTGTGGTGGCATTCTCTTCACCATCGTCCTCAGTCGGCTTGGTGGGGTCACCACCCGCCGCCGGGTCGTTCTCATCGTCAGCAGTTGCACCGCCAGTAGCGGCCAGATATGCCTTGATAGCCGCCTCGATGCCGGCAGGGTTAAGGGGCGAAGCCGCAGGGGAAGCGCCCTCGCCATCATCCGCAGTCTGTTTATCGGGTTCCACGGTAGCATCGTCGTCCATGGTGGTGTAGGTCTTCTTGTTCTCGTCATCCATAGGGTCAGTAC